AAGACAGAAAAGTAATGAGAAAGAATACAATAGATTCATGTCTGCACTAGATAAGGCAAGACCAGTAGATGTCAAGGTGGTTGAAAGAACAGACCATTTGGTGTATGATGGAGAGATTGTAGAACAAACTGAGGACACTATGACACTTCTTACAAAGTACATAGAGGAACTTGACACTGATTTGAATTTGACTAGAATAAAGAAAGTGATCAGTGAAGTATACACGGAAGCGATAGAATGCATATAATCACAGTCAAAGGCATGAGTCAGGAGGGTGCTTACGCTGTAGTCAATGAGTATGGTGAGAAGGTAGTCTTTATGTTTGAAGACAAGGACGATGCAGATAGGTATAAAGATCAATTGGAAGCACAAGGAGATCCACCTATGGTGGTGATTTCAATAAAGGATCATGTAGCATTTGCTGCTTGCGAAAGAAGTGGAACAAGATATACTGTAATTGGAAAAGATGAATTAGTTATTCCTCCACCAAAAAATGATAGAATTTAAAAGCATCAAGTACAAAAATTTTCTATCATCAGGAAATTATTACACTACCATAGCACTCAATACACACAAAGATACATTGATTGTAGGTAACAATGGTTCGGGTAAGAGCACCCTCCTTGATGCATTGACGTTCTCTTTGTTCGGTAAACCGTTCAGAAAAATAACTAAGAGTCAACTTGTCAACAGTATCAACGAAAGAGATGCAAGAGTGGAGATCGACTTTTCTATATCCAGTGTTGACTTCAAGGTCATACGTGGTATCAAACCAAACATATTCGA